CTTGGTCAATTTTGTTGGCTCGTCCTTCAAACAAGCCTTGAAGATAGGGTAAGCTCTTTCTCCTTTCAGATAAAGCTTCTCCATTTCTTCTGCGTGTGTCCAAAATCTTTCATCTAATTCGGCTGGACATTGATGAGAAGGATGCTCTTCAGGTTCTAGAAGATCAATGAAATTTGATTTCGGACCTGAAAGAGGATATCCAATTGAAGTGCCTGGAGGCATTTTGTCTATGAATCGAACTCCATCAATTCCACAGACTGTCTCCATGCGACTCAAAGGTCTGACTTGATTTCTCAGTCCAGTCAGCTCACCAAGTGCCTTCAAAATTGGTCGAATGTAATCCTTACAAGCTTTCCCAAGCAAGGATCCTTCGATACCACAAGAAGGTTTAGTCGAATATTGAAGGGATGCCTGCCAAGGCCATCCCTTACGAAATTTTGGACCACCCCACTTCTGAGGTACACCACACACGTCCTCCACGTGTGAAGAAATGACAGTTTCCTCCACGTCAGAGTAGTAAGACGCCCGTCCTTTAACCTGCCCATAGTACTTGCAATTAGTACCTTCAGGCAGATAATTGATAGGGCTTTTCGGATGAACATCCGCATTCTCGTAGAATTGCACATCATAAAGTTCTTTAGGAATTTCTCCTGAACTCTTAGATAATACAACTCCTGCAAGAGTACGCAAACGTTCAAATGCCGTGTCAAACTCACTCTTCAACAACAATCCACTGCATCCACGGGTTTCACCATTCTTTCCACCTAAGTGGAATCCTCCGATTAGAGGTCCTTTGGTTTCCGTGATCAAAGGTGCAATACACAAACCTTCAAATGTTTCAAATTTGAGGTTGTATTTAGCACCAAAGAAATTTGCTGCATGTGTCATTACGTCATCAACTTCCATAAAAAGTTTGGAACCAACACAGGTTCCATCACTCTTCTTGAAAGTAAGACGAGCAGGTACACTAGCAAAACGTGCAAGTGGAAAATATGCTGTCAAATCTTTCCAATCCCCA